TTTATGTTAAGTTCATCTATCTTGCCTATAAGTTTACGTAAAGCTTCTAATATCTGAAGTTCTCTATCAGTCGGTTTTTCTTTGACGTCGATTGTTGTTATTTCAAGAACCATATACCAATTTGCATCTGGCTGAAGTTTTTTATAATCACCATCACCTTGTGATTCGTATATCTCAAAGTGAAGTTTTTGTATAGATATAGGGTTGAAAAAATTCGTTTGGCGTTGAAAAGATCTCCATTGTTTATCACGCATAATAAAATCATTACTTCCCGTAAAACTTCTTTCTAATGGTATTCTCGCAAGAATCTGACCATTACGTTCGTCTAATAGTTGCCCCCTTTTTGGTACATCGGGGCATACTACATCTACATATTTAGCGACATTTGAATTACCAATTGTATCATTTTCACCTATTTGTGTAATATAGAAATCAACAGGTTTTATACCAACAACTTCTGATATTTCTTCGATGTGTAAATTGGATTCGAGTGTAAGATCTATCGTAAAAGTATTATTTGAACCACTTACAAATTCCGAATCTACTACTATGTACTGTACTTTTTTCGGTAAGTCCTGGAGTGATACCATCTTGTATGTATAATATAAAAAAATAATTGTAGAAAATAGTAATGTATACATTTTATTCAAGTGTATGTAATTTATTAGCACCAAAACCAAAAATTAAAGAAAGAGAAATACCTCAATCTGTAAGATTGTGTAATTATGATTATATTACTACAAAAAATGAAGCCAATGAAACTGTAATTTTGGAAGTTCCTAAAAAACCTAAGTACAGAAGTTATTTATAAAATTATAAAATGAAATGGATGACTATATTGCCTTACACACGTACGACTACATTCTCTCGTTTTGTCAAGCGACAAATGAACTCCCAGAAGATATACAAAGGGTTATCTGGGATAAGGCGAACAAATACGAATATTGTAATGTCGAGTGCCCAGGAGCACCCAAAAAACAAAAATACGGTATGGGAGAAAAAACTGAGCGACTCAATAAACTTATTCGGAAATGGAGAGATATGCGCGGAAATTTATGAAGATGCATACAGTGAGTTTTGTTTTACTGATTTCGAGTTAAATAATATTAATACATATGCATATGAATTAGCACGTTCTAAATATAGAGAATATCAAAATTATAAAAGAGAACTTGCATATAACAAAGCGTTTGGTATTTTATGGGAAATATCTCCAATAACAACCGATGACTTCGTTCACGAAGATAAATTACTCGAACTACAAGTTCGTTTACACGAATCGATAGAGAGATGTAAAGCTTTTGATGAAAAAGAACAAAAGTTTAAAGAAAATATACTAGATAAATTGTAATGATATGTATACAGTCTACTATAATAAACCCAACTAAAAAAACAAAAAGAAGTGTTTGTCACGTAAAAAGAAGTAAAAGTATTTCGGAATATGAATCTATAAAAAATCGTTTAAAACATAATACTTTACAATTTGGTAGTGTATATATAGGATATAATTTCATTGGACATGAACCAATAGATGGTTTATCGGCGTGTCTTGGTGTATTATCTTCTTATGGGTACATAACTTTACTTTCGAATCACGTTGATACTATCGAGAAAAGTAACACTTTCCCTAAACAATTTTTACCACCTATTTGTATAGCTGCTTTTGAATCTATATGGAATTCAAATCCCAATGTACCATTTCATTTCAATTGTAGTGTATCTCTTTTTGGGTTTTTTGTGTATAAAATTGCTCTTTTGACGCTATCATATAATATTGTTAAAGAAGACCTAAGTGACGAAGAAATGATGGATAATATAAAGTGAAAATGTCTCTTCTTTACGAACTTACAAAGCAAACTGTTGAACTCGAAAGACTCGAAAAACTTGATGGGGTTTTATCGAGCTTCAGAACTGATAAATTTGCAGACGGTACACCTTCACAAGTTTATGGTATAAGACCAAAAGATAACTTCCCTAGAGAATGTAATCCTAAACGCCTTAACCATATAGCGTATATTGGTGTATCCGCTTTTAATGATAAACTTCATATGATCGACTTTATGTACGAAGAGAAATATGAAAATGGTATTCGAATGGGTATTATAGAACCAGCACTACGAATGTTGGCAAAAGATGAGTTGGATACAATGATTGTTCCGAGACATGTCTCTAGGGAATGGATTGATTTTTGGATGAATTATTTTAAATACGAAATTAAATGTCAGAAAACTTTAATGCAGTTTGTTGAAAAATATAACCTTTATGGGAGTGTTGATTGGACGGAACTTTATAACACGTACAGTGATGATATGGACTTAAACAATAGTAACTAATATGTAATATAATAACGATGCTTACACACGAACTTCTTAAAAACTGTACTTCAATTGTCGAACTCTCTGATGTTAATCAATTATGCTCAGAAATGGTAGGTAAACCATGTAAAATATATGGATTACGCGCCGATTTTGGGTATCCCGAACATCTCATACCTACAAATACTCGTAAATTTATTGCATATTTAGCGATTTCTAATAAAAAACTAGATACGTCTTATGGACAAGCACAATTTATTGATTTCTGTTATGAACCACTTTTACCAGGTTTTGATAAACCAATTGGTGTTTTGAATTATTTTTTTGATATTTATACTGAAGAAGAGAAGGATATTTTAAAAGAGTGTAAATACAAAGAAGGTGAAGAATTTGTGGTTGAACTTTTTCCAACTAAAATTACAAAAAAGAATTTAGAATTTTGGAAATCGTATATGGATGACGAATACGACGTAAATGATAAAATTTCATACGATGATTTCTTAGATGATTATGAAATTACAAATAGAGTAAATTGGGAAGTATTGTATGATAATTTACCAGATAATATTGATGATTTAGATGATGAAAGTGAATATAATTCCGAGTCTGAACTCGAAGAAGGGGAAATAAGAACCTAAGTATAGACATTTTACTCATATAAATAAAAATGCGTCCAAACTGTGTATACGAAAACTGTCTCTGTCGCCAAGGAAAAACTGGATTTTGTGTAAAGCACCGTGAAATTGGTGAAGCTGTCGAAGCCCTTTTACTTTTAAAAAAAATAACAAACCTAAGTTGTAATAAAATAAAATAAAAATTAATACATTAAAATGGAAGCTCTTACCTCGTTAATGCAAACCCTCGACCTCAATTCTAAGATAATTTCTGAAGGCGATTATCTTAAAATGTGCGATTCGATAAAAAAAATTCACGATTATATCAAATACGAATCCGATTCTGAAAGTGAAGACGAAGAAGAATTTAGAATTCGGCGTGTTGATATACCTATACCTTTTTCACCTGTTCCTAGACTACCCCCTTTTGGAGATAATCTCGATGATCTTACCATATATGATACAACACCACCACAATCAAGGCGCGGGGATTTCGTACACGTGGATTTACCACCTATACAAACACCCCCACCACCTGTTCCAGAACCTTTGCGTGATTATATATTGGAAGATAATCTTATTGAGGTAAATAGACTAATTCATGAAACATTAAAAAAAATGGAAAAACTTAAACATAGACGAAATGTAACAAATGTTGTTCGTCAAGAGGCTGTGAAACGACGGGCACAAGAACTTGGTATCCGTTTACGAAATTACACCATACACGCACTTTTTGATGCTGGACACGACGTTGGCGACAGGCGTCTTTTTTTTAGAACTTACCTGAAAGATTACAATGATGATATAGATAGACAATATGAAGAATTGTCTATAGAATTAAAAGAGCTTGAACGCGAAAAAGGATTGATTATAGATGATCTTATAAATTTTTAATTAAATATCATTTTACACCATTTTTCATTAATATTACCGAAAGGTGAATACTCGAATAATAAATGTATTAACGCACCAGCTAAAACCAGAACCCATTTACCTTTATATAATTTTTTCGTAATACCTAATACCAGAACATGTAATAATACACCTATAAATAATGCTTCTAAAAGTACGGTTGATAACTGACGTTTCATTTTTTTTT